ATGACCATAGGCTTCAGGGTTGGCTTGAAAGATTTCAGCAACGGACTCAACTAGGGCTACATCGTCATTATCATTTAGAGTTGTAAAGGCTTTACCATTCTTTCGGTTCTCACCATGGTTTCCACCAATCGCCGCTACGGTGATATTAGGGACAACCTTTGACCAACGGATAAGAGCATCTCTTAGGAGACGGCGAGCAATCTTTACTTGGTCTCTTCTATCGACTTCAACTGTGAAAGTCTGAATGTCGTAGTGACCATCGCATCCTTCAACTAAATCACCTAGGCATAGAACCGTGATTGAATCAATCGGGCGACCTATCTTTTTTAATTCTTTAATTCTAAACTCAACATCATCAACTGCTTGAAGCCATCTACCAACTAAACCTTTTAGACCATCGCCATCTCTTTTACCTACCTGCCAGTCCGAGGCACATACGACAAGGCTTGCTCCACCTGTCATTTCTTTGCGCTCGCGGGGTTTGTGTTTCTTTATTTCTTGGATTAAGGCTTCAATATCGGCAACTTCTTGTTTGCCTTTTCGAACTACTTTGCCTTTCCATTGGCGATTAAGAACTCCTAAAGTATCGCCCCACACATTGAAAAGAACTGGTTCTACTACTTGAAAATGCTCAGGGTCTAATCCCCACATTCGGAGAACTCCTGACCAATCAGGCGCGTTATCACCCTCCATTGGCTGAGTAGTAACTGTTCCTTCTTCACCTTGCCAAGTGACCCCAGGCATCCACTCTGCTTGTCTTTGACGAGGTTCAGTTTTTTGAACTGAATTTATCTCGCTAGTTTTAAGTAGATTATCTAAAGCGTCATCAATGCTCATTCGGACACTTACACCCGTCTTTACCTATAAGCCTTCGTCGATGCCTTCTAAGAACATCGCTAGAAGAAACTTGAAGTCCGTAGGCTAACATAACCTCGCCAAGACGAGCAGAATTAACTTTTTCATTCCGCATGATTTCATTAAGTTTAGAACGCAAAGGTTCATCTAATTTTGCAACTAACCTGCCGATTGAACAACCAGCCTGTTCTCTACCAAAACCAACTAAAGAATCTAAATCCTTAAAAAAATCATCCTGATTTATTTTTGGATTTACACCTTGGGCATCTGATACTCCATGGGCGCGTTGCGCTTTCGAAGAGGAGCCTGTCACATTTCCAGCATCGCTGGAACTCATCGGTTGTCGCGTTTCTGCCATACGGGTCTACCACTCTCTCTTGCGGAGCCGTTGGCTCCTCGGTTACATTCTCACTAGGCATCGGAAATTCACCGAGATTAGTGGACGGTACTTCGGGTCTACTCCTAACAAGTTTACTGAACCCATCGGTTCAATCCTCATAATATGCACCCCTGAGACAGTTTTTTCAAGCACCGACGCGAGCAACACGCGAATATCTTCTGCTTTATCTCTAGCCGTTGGATAATCTTCACGACCTGCTCTAGTAATAATTTGTAGCATTGGGTAATCAATTTGGATACCACCTGCACCCATAGTGAATGTAGGGGAACTTCCAGCGTTCTCGTATACGGCTACGCAAGCATCAGGAGTTTCAGGGAGTGTGCCAAGAAAGATAGATGTACCAAGGGTGCCTTGACTGGCATGGGCGCCAAAAGCGCTCGCCGTGTTTTGTAGGTAGTCGCCTACTGATTCAAGAATAGTTGCCATTAGCCTCTATGTCCTTTCTTTATGATGTCGATAATTCTACCCTTTATGTTTTCTTGGATTGTAGACATGGCTTCCATGACTGGTTGCTCAAGGTATTTAGCCTGTGTCGGTGGATTGTGGTAGTTACCGATAATTTCATGAACATAAAGAGCATAAGAAGCGGCGGGACCACCATAGAAAATATCTACGAAATAGCCTGTGTTTCCCATTTGTGGAGCAGAAACTCCGCCTGAACCTCGAAGAACTCCAGTATCTACTGGAACAAGAACTTGGGACTTAGCAAAAATAACATTGGCTTCTTCATAAATTGCTTGGGCTATTGCTTGAGGGGTATCTTCTTCTCCAGCCTTAAGAGCATTGACTAACTCTTTATCGCCAAATAAGTCGAGTGTAAAAGACGACTTCGCCATTGGCTAACGCCCAAATCTGATGACGGTGTGATGCGCTCCGTTTTCGTCTGCGATGTTGTCTACTGCATTTATCGTAAAGGTGTCCGCCCCGACGACCATCCTATGAGCAACCGTGATTGATGTCGCGGGACCCTTTGTGATGAATCGTCCAATATCAACAACTTCGATACCTTGAACATCTTTAGATTTTGTTGTGTCGTAAATTAAACGACCAGTTACGCTTACATTTGTATTAGAAGCACCAAAAGTAGTTTTGTTGTATTTATCAACTGAAGATTTTGGTGTAAAAACCACAGTATCGGTCATGAACTCCGCTACTTTGTTATAGATAGCATCCATTGGCTACCCCTATTCAACTATACGATGGTCGTAGACATTGTTAGGGTTATCGTGAATTCCAGTATAGGCATCGGTGTTGTAGTCATCAACAATTCTGTCATTTGTAGATTTAAGAGCCTGAGCATTAGCGAATGGACGAGGAGGAGCCTTACGCATTTGTCTACGCAATAAACTCTCAGCCAACTCTTTATAGTGAGTTACTTTTGATGTATAAGATTCAGAAACAGAAATATCGCCTACGCTCTTTGAACTGCTGTCGGCTAAACGGCTAAAGCGAGCAATAAGGATTTCAGCACATTCACGGGCTGAATTGTAGGCATCGCCACCCCATTCAGTAATTACATAATTTAATTCTTCATCGCTGAACAAAGCATCAGTCGAATCTGTATCGTTAATAAGAAAACGCACATAGTTACGGGTAGATGTACTTGGGTCACCCGAGTAGGTAAATGTCATTACATTCCACCAAGCATAAGCATTTGAGTACGAGCAAGATTTAAGGCTTGCTTTACATTAACGGCATCTGTATCTGTTGATTCAGAGGCATCACCTAAACCTGTAATCTTAAAAGTTCCAGCCGCAAGAGCGTTGCCTAAAGTTCCTGAAGTAATTGTGGCACTAGAAAGAGTTCCGCCGTTTATTGTAGGAGAAGTTAAAGTTTTATTAGTTAAAGTGTCTGTTGTAGCCCGTCCAACCAAAGTATCGGTTGCATTAGGAAGAGTAACAACTCGGTCAGCCGTTGGGTCTACAACTGTTAAAGTTGTTTCAAAACCATCATTAGTAGTACCTTCAAAAATAATGTTAGCACTAGCACCAAGTTCTACTGATGCAGTAAAAACAGGGGAAGATTTAAGAATGTAATCATCTAACTCTGTATCAACATCGGTAGCAAGGTTGAGAAAGTCAGTATGAACGGCAGGGTTATCACCCGCGGTTGGGTATCTTAAACCTTTAGTAGTTGTGCCAGCCATATTTCACCTTTATTCGATTCCGTATAGTTGAACTTTACTACCAACACCCCAGTTAGCACCGTTTGTTGTAGTAAAAGTTAATGATGATACTGCCGATGTAGACGCATGACCACCTGAACCATAATAATTATAGTAATCAGTTGTACTATTTCTTATGTAAGCACCCTTAACAATAGCCTGTTTGCGAGTTGTGCTTGTGTAATGTGGGATGTAAATAAGTCCAGCAGTCATGTAACCTGAAGCGATTGCTGTTTCTCCTAAATAAATTCCATTCGTCACGCCAGTAGTATTACCCACAGTACCATTATTCGACCTGGCTCCTGTGTTGTAATAACTGGCAGTATCACTATTTAATTGTAATAAGCCTGAGCCTGATACTGTTATACCTTCCCAAATAATATAAAGTTGTTTATATGTTTGCGGGATGTTTACAAATTGATAAGAACTGCTTGCGGTACTAAATGTATAAGATTTAATTAAATCATTAGCCACGACTAAGCCTCCAAAATTCCATAAACAGATATTTTTGTACCGCTAATTAAGTTTCCTGAATCTCCTTGGAATTTAATTCTATCAATAGCATAGGTTTGAACTAAGCGTGAACTGACTTGGTTACCAGCACCGCTGATATGACCCATGAAACCACTTGCAACACGATAGGTATTTGTATTTCTATATTGATGTAGTTCAAAAACACCATAACTTGCTAAACCACTTGTTGCTTGACCATAACCTATTAGTAAAGCCTGACTATTTGAATATGTATAAGCCGATGTACTTGTGTCTATAACTTGGGTATAATGACCTGATGCTGGATAGGAAGCACTATTGCTTATCCATGCTTGAATGTAAGCCGCTGTACTTGTGGCAAACTGCCCATAAAAAATTAAATCTGTATATGAGCCAAGGCTTGTAAATTCTACTGATGATTGTGTACTAGATAGTTCTGTCGTGGCAATATGTGTATATGTTGTTGGCACTATTGACCCTCTCCTTTAATTCCATACAAACTAAAACGGCAGGATGGACCAAAAGTTCCAAGAATTGTAATTGTTGTAATTGCCGCTGTTGTTGTCCAAACAGATGTAGCCTGACCCGCTGATTGGTCACTACCGCCTTGTTCTAGGATTTGGTCACCAAAACAAATTTGTGGATTGGATGTGTCTGTATAATTTGGCAAAATAGCATTGTAAAAACCGTACAAATAATTGTTACCTAGATATGGGGTTTGACCAAACATCGCATAGGAAAGATTGTAGGAAAGTGATAATTTTGTTGTTCCGTTACCATAACCATTAGCCGCATAATAATTACTTCCAGCATCGTTGTTATATCTCATTCCAGCAAAACCATTTCCAACACCAGCATCATTGGATTTCATCATTCCACGAATCATTAAATGGGTATATGTTTGAGGAATAGAACTAAATGAAATAGAAGCCGCACCTTGTGAAGGCGCTATTGTTTCAATAGATTGAAAAATGTTTATTACTGGGCTTGTAAACTGTCCTCTAGCGGAAGGCAGGGTAATAGAACCCGTCGTCAGTTGGCTGACTTGGGCTGACGGAAGTAGTATCCGTAGAAGTCCTAAGTGGGTTGTCATTACCCTACCTTTCCTTTAATACTAGATAACTAGCGTGTCTGCTTCTTCTGCTGTTAGTGGTTCGCCAGCGACAAGTTTAGCCTTTGCGCTTGCTTTAAGTGTAGCAAGGGCTTCAGCCTGTGCTGTTCGCTCTGCTTCTGCAATGGCATAAGCCTCTGCATCTGCTTCTCTCTGAGCAATCTCTTCTGCTGTCAATGGCACAATTTCGGTTACGCCAGTTGAGCAGTCTACGACTACCTTTGTTAGAACTTCGGACATGGTTTCTCCTTTCCTTAACTATTCTTTATTCCGTATAAATAAAAAGTTGAATTTGCTTTCAAATTGCTACCTTGATAATTGGTTAAAGTAATAGTTGTGATTGCAGAAGTATTAGACCATAACCCACTCATAAATAGCAAACTAGCATCGATAGCATTGTTTTCTGAAGCGCTGTCAATCGAAATAGTTTTATATTTAGAACTTGCGTAATCTGAAATATAAACACTTTGATTTGTGAAAGTGCTTGCTGTTGCGCCGTTACCAGCAGTATACCAATATCCAAATTGGTCTAATGAACTGCTGTATAAAGCACTAGCGGTGCTAGTAGTAAAATCAGCATAAGCCTGTAAATTCAAATAACCAGTTGAATTGCTATTAAATCGCAAACCCATATTTACAGCAATACCTGTTCTATCAATTCTTGAAGATACTAAAAGTTGTAAGTCTGTATAAGTCTGCGGAATTGAAGTAAAAGATACACTTGCAGTATCACTAACTAAAGTTTGTGCTTCTATCAAATTATATGTATTTGCCATAGTTTACGCCGCCGCTATTCCGTAGATTGTAAACTTTGAGCCTGTTTCTAAATTACTGGCTCCGTATGAAAATATTTTTACTTGATTAATTGCAGAAGTGCTACGCCAAACAGAACATATAAAAGTTGTTTCAGTATCAGGTAATGAACCTCTACTAAGAATTGATTTGTAAGTTGTTGTAGTAGAATAATTTTGAATATTAATTACATACGACCTTCTTTGGCTTGTACCAGTAGCCCAGTAATCTATATTGGCTTGATTATTGTTTGCATAAATACTAGATGCACCATAAATAACATTATTACTTTTGCCACTTATGACAGTAGAACTATAATTAGTACCAGTATCAATAGAGCCATTGCCAACTTGTATATTAATATTTGCAGTAGCAGATGATGAGCCATCAAATACACAAACTAAATCTGTATAAGATTGTGAAATACCAGTAAAAGTAATTGATTGAGTAGCACTACTTAAAGTACTAGTTGCTAATGGTTCATAAGTTACGCCAGCGGCCATTATTAAATCACCCCTTAATTCCGTATAAGGCAAATTTGCTATATGTCGCCCACGAATAACCAGGCACAGTAAATTCGATTGTAGATATAGCGTTAGTGTTTAACCATAAATTAGACGATAGATAAATACTTCCTCCACCATTTTTGTCAAAACCATTGATACTACGAATAGTTTTGTATTTAGTTGTGTTGGCATAGTCAATAAAATCATAAATCATAGGACCAAGATTTGAGGTGACATCAGCGCTAGGAGAAATACCTGATAGACCAGTATAGTTGCCAGTTGCCCGACCAAAAGAAGTTGGGGTTGAACCACTAGTACTCATATAATGAGTTGTGTAATTATTGTTGTTAGTATCGCCATTTATTTCAAAGAATACACTTGCTGAATCCTGACCAGTACGGGTATTTTTTGCAGAAATACGAACTTGTAAATGCTTAAAAGTGGCAGGTATAGAACTGAATGTAATAGTTGCTTGACTGCCACTAAGAGTAGTGGTAGCGATTGATTCATAAGAGGTTGGCGGGATAAAAGTTTGTTTTGCACTAGGGGTCGATAACGAACCCGACAACAAGGCTGATACCTGTATTGACGGGTTCGCTCCTAGAAGTCTGCTTGGTAGCGACATCGACTTTAGTTTCCTATCAGGTAGTTGCTACGCGGTTTACGAATCCTTGAACTGTAACCACATTCGTTGTTCCAGCAAAGGCTCTTACAACTAAAGAGTTACGGATAACTAGGTCAGGAGCAACAAGAGTTAGACCTGATGTTGCTGGAATTGATAACTTAATTAAATCGTCAGGGTCAGAAACGCCACCCCACTCAATAGTTAAGTTTACGGCTGAGGCTGATGAGTTATACGCATATAGCGTTACAACATCACAATCTGTTGTTGAAGATGTGCCTGTGTGGATTAAAGTTCCAGCGGTTGCAGTTGCCGCTACTTTAATTGCACGACCATGCGTAGAACCTGATAGTGGGATTCGAGATACTGTTGTTGGCATTTATTTTCTCCTTATGCGAATACCTGCACCGCGAAGGCGAAGGCTTGGTCGTTGGCTGTTGTTCCTGCTGACGGTGTTGCGTATGTTGGAACTCCACCTGCGATTGTCAGAACTTGTCCTGCTGTTCCCACCGCTAATTTAGATAGAGTGTTACTTGCGCTTGCGTAAAGAATATCGCCAGTAGTGTAAGTTGATTGTGCTGTTCCACCTTTAGTAGCAACAAGAGTTCCTGTTACATCTGTGTTATCTAGGCGAACTGTAAGAGTGTTTGATGCTCCTGAAATTGTTTTATTAGTAAGAGTATCGGTTGTTGCTTTACCGACTAAAGTGTCAGTAGCATCAGGGAGCGTGATTACTCGGTCAGCGGTTGGTTCTCCAGCGCTTAGAGTTGTTTCAGAGGCATCTGCTGTGGTTCCTTCAAAAACAATAGACTGATTGAAAGAAATCTGTAATCCGCTTTGCTGACCAGTAAAAGTTGCATCGCTGATTGTTGGTGCTGTAAGAGTTTTGTTAGTAAGTGTTGCTACTGCATCTGCGGTGACGCCAGCGCCACCATTAGTGGTAATTGCCATATTATGCTATCTCGCTTCCAAAGGCGTTGAATGACATAGTTGATGCTGATGCGTAAATAGTTACAACATCTGAAGCATCAATGGTTAGACCTAAAGTATAAGCCGCTGTTGTGTTGGCTTGAATTGTAGCGTCGTACACTACATAGTGTTCAGGAGCGAGTGTCGCTCCGTTTGGACGAACAGCAATTCTGTATGTCGCTGAAGTTGCCGCTTGATTACAAATTGAGATGGTTGAGATAACCGTTTGTGTTGCGGCAGGGCAGGTGTACCGAGTTGTAGCAGTCGTGGCTGAGGGATTGGATTGACCCAATACCTTGTAAGTTGTTGCCATACGGTTATCCTCCGATTAGAAGTAATGGACTGATTGTACCAGTCGCGTTATTGGTGGCTGTTGTTGCACTTGCTGAAGCACTTGACGCTGAGGCTTGAGCCAAGGTGACGAAGGGAGAAACATCTGCGCCATCCAAACTATAAGTGCCAGCGGTTAATGCGGTATATGTAGCAAAAGCCGTATCTAACGCTGTATAAGTTGCGTAGGTACTGCCGATATACCAATACTTTCCTGAAGCAAGAATCTTGTCTGTTGTCTGATTGATTAAAACATCTAAAGCAGTAATGTTGGTTTCAAGACCCGCAAAACTTGTTTCATCAATAGCCTGTACGAAGTTTTCAGTTAATGTAGGAGTAGGGCTAAGGTCGGCTAAATCTAGTGAACCAGCAGTCGTATAAGGCACCGAAATCGTGTATGTACGCCCTCCTGCGAAGGATTCTTCAACGGTATAGACAAAAGGGTTAGGTACAACATCAGGGTCGTTTGTAGCGGGTAGGGTGACCGAAAAGGCACCTGCGCTAAGAGGAACTACAACGCTGGACGGAGCAACCATTTGGTCATCCGTACCATTACGAAGAACTTCTCCAAGGGTGAAACGAACCTGTCCAGCAATAGCCGCACCCTCATAATTTACATAATTACCTGTGATAGTTACCGTGGTTAATGATGCGGCGAGAGCCATTAAGCACCTACCAAAAAGAATAAATCAAAACCTGAAGCAACAAGATTTTCTGCTGTTTGCTTAGATGTTAAAGCACTACTAACCGCGGTTGATAATAAAGTAGTATTAGTTGAAGCCTCAGTTGTTGCAACTTCTAAATCTGTTAATAAAGTATTAGCGGTATTGTATCGGGCAATGGGTACATACGGTTCAGCCATTTTAGACCCCCATCATCATCAACTGGTTAGTGTTGTAATTTTCTAAAGCACCTGCCGCTTTGGAAGCATCGGTGGCATAAGTTCCTGCATCATCGGCTTTGTCATCTGCGTCTACGACTAGAACACGGATGCTGTTAGAAGTGTTGTAACGGGTCAATAGAGCCTGATAAGCGTCCACCGATACATAAGACGCCGCTTCAGCCGAGCCTAGCGCTGGAAGCAAGTCTGCAAGGTTTTGAGTGGTACCTGCTACTGATAGCGGTAGAGCCAACTCGATTGTGCGTCCGCCTGTGAAATTCTCTTCAAAGGTATAAATAAAAGGTTGAGGTGTTACATCTGTATCGCTAGTTACAGGAAGGACAACAGTAAAGGAACCCGTAGCATCAAAAGTTTTTTGGATTACAACAGGAATGATAATTACATTCTCTGTAACTTCTTTTAGAATCGTTTGCGGGGTGATATTGATTGAGCCACGAACAGGGTTACCGCTCAAATCTACATAAGTCCCAACAACCGTACAGGTAGATAATGTTGTCGGTAGTGCCATTTATCAGGTACCTTGACGAAGGATATTTACATTCTGTGTGCTTGTGGCAACAACAGCATAGAGTTTTTCATCATCTTGAAGTTCAATACTAAAAGAAATTCCAGCGGCTAGTAAGAAACCATAACTGCTAGTTGTTACTCCCTCGCCACCAAGGTAAACAGTTGCTCCGCCTGTGGGGTTTTGAACATTGATGGTCTGACCGTCTTTGCCATCATAATCTGAAGTTAGTTTAGTTGCAGTAGTTCCTACTGAAACGATTGCGTGTGATACAGCCATATAAACTCCTAAGAAAGAGAAGGGCGACCCATTTTAGCGAATCGCCCTCCGTGCTATTTAGCGACTTCTTTTGTTTTCTTTGTAACCTTTGGCTTTTCAGCCTGTTTTGTTTCTTCCAAAACTACATCTTCAATTAACTTGATGTAGCGATTTGAGGCAAGATTTTTTGTATGACGCCATCCTGAAACATCAACGATGTCCCCAGGCTTAAGAGTCTTTCCGTCTGAAATCATTACCTTCATAACTGTGGCTTTCATATTACGCAGTCATGTCAATCCATACATAAGAGAATGTACGGGCTGTGTCATTGATTGCTGAACCAGTTGGATTGTAAAGATAAATTGAAACTGTGTCCGCCGCTGTTACAGCCGCTCCACAGTAAATCAAATCATCATTTAGGTCTGCTGGTGGGTTTACGATAATGATGTCAGTTGTCTTAGCACCTGTAAGAGTGAAAGTAACTGAACCGCGAGTTGTCGCGTTGATTGAAGCAGGGTCTACTGATGCTGTACCAAAATCTAGTCCGTAC